ATCGCAGTCGGATCGTCTGATACCACTGCCCAGGCCAAAATCATGACGGGCGTTGAGAGAATTATCAAAACTGCCTCGTCCTTCCAGTCTGATTGTCTAGCTTCTAAAAGTTTACCTTGGTAAGATTCTTCACCTCGAGCCATCTTTTCAGCATGCATTAATTGTGCATCTGACATAGCCATCTTCGTACGCTGTCTATTAGCGTAAATTTTGCTTCCAGCATTTACTGCAAGTTTAATTGCACTTAGCCACATAATATTTCTCCTGTCTTCTAAAACACATATAGTCTATCATTTTATCCATACATAGAAAAGCCCCTTTACCACAGATCTTCCACCTATATGTTACTTTCCAATGTGCTTTTCTTTGTTTACATGCGTAAAATGTTCCACCAAACATATCGTGGAATCTTTTAACCATATCTTTATCGGTGGTTTCTACTGACGCAGCAAAGTATTTAGGTTTTGATGCTCTTTTGCCTTTTGACCAAAGTCCAAAACTACCTTCGCCATCAAAAAGACCTGCTAAAAAAATTATTTTATTTTTTTCGCTTAGTTTTTCGTACAAGTTTGTACTTACTACTTGTCCTGATGTCGATGCCTTGGGGGTTTGGGCCTCTTTTGGGTGGTGGGCCATATTTTTTTCCTCCACTTAAGCCTTTCCTGCTCATTTTTTGTTCATTTTCTCTCTTGCAACATCAAGTCTTTCATCTGACTGTTGATCTTGTTGTGCAAGTCGGTCATATTCAAAATCTAATCGAGCTTGTTCTTGTATAGCGTCCTGTTCAGCTTTAAATTGTGTTTCTTGAGCTTTTCTTTGTAAATCCATAGCTCTTAAATCAACTTCTTGCTGTTTAATTCTTACAAGTGGGTCTTCTTTTTTCTGAGCAGCCATTTCTCCTCTTACAAGCTGTTCAGTTATCTCTGCAGCAGCTGTTGCAACTGCATTATCAAATCTAATTTGGAATTGTTCAGGATCAGTTTGTTGTAATTGCATCATTTGTGGATCTTCAGCTAATTGTTCCATAACTTCTCGTCTTGCTTTAAATGAAACGTGGTCAGAAACGTGTGCTTGAAGTAAAGCGTACACTGGTGGATTAATTTGAACCATTCTAGATTGCATAAATGCCATGTGTGCAGCAATATGTGCATCGTGATCTTGAAATTCAAAGGCAGTTGCAAACTTCATTTGTAATGCACGTGCATTTTCTTTCGCAGGATCCATAGGTTCAGGTTGTTTTGGTGCAGGTTTAAGTAAAGTTTCAATTTGTTTTGTACCAAGTGCTTCATAAACACGTCTGTATGCTTCATGTAAGTTATGCATTGCAGGATTTGACTGTGCAATTTGCAATTGTGTCTGTGCTAAAGTCACTCTTTGTGACATAGACATAATATTTGGGTCAGCAACAGGTATAATATCGACTCTTTGGTCAAAATCTGTACCTTTAATTGTTCTTGGGCCACCATAAACATCGTATGGATACTCAGGAGGTAAAAATTCATTACAAATTTTACCTAACATTTTAAATTCTAACCTCATTGCATAGTAACATCGCTTATGAACACCACTCATTACACGAGAACCTCTCTCCATCATTGCAATTGTAGTACCAACAGCTCTGTTTTGAACATCATTACCAATATTATTGTCTGTAATAGCTGCAAATTTTTGCCCAGCTTGTACAACAAAACCTAAAAGGTTGTATAAAGTTGTGCTTGGCTCTGTAAATGGTAGATTAAAAAACTGATCTCTAATATTTCCGCCTGGTGCATCTACATCTCTAAACTCTCCAGGTTGAATTGGTTGGTCATCATCTCTAACTCTGATACCTCTGGACTTAAATCCTGCTGGTAAATTTTTTAAAGTACCTGCATCTATCAATTGTCTTAGTGATTGTGTTGCAGCTCTACTTAAACCACCAATCATATGTGTTAAACCAAAACCATAAAAGCCTAGACCAGGTAAAAATTTGTAGTGTACAAAGTATTCTGTTCTTTGATAGCTAGGATCGTTAGGTCTGTAATTTCTATAGATAGATAAAATTTCTGCTGAACCTTCATCAATAGTAACAATGTAAGGTATTTTTATTTTTTTAGCTTCATCATCAAACTTTTCGTAGTCATCTAAATTTAAATCTACGTGTACTTCTAAAATATTATGTAAATAGTCTGAACCAGTTTTCTTTACACCTTCTAATTCATTTAATTTTTGCTGCAATGGATCAGGTTCTGTATTACCTTTAATTAATTCTATGTCTCTGTAAAAACCTGCTGCTTGTTTTTTAATAACTTCGTTTTGTGTCATTTTCATTGACTGTGTAATTCTTTCACAATCTTTTAAATCTGATGCAAAGTAAGGTACAACTAAATCTTCAGCAGGAATAAATTTAGATACTGGTCTACCTAACATTTCATCATAGTAAACTTTTTTAAATGTAGATCCTGATAATGGTAAATAAAATAACATCTGATCCATATCAGTTGTGTACTCTTCCATTTTTTCCATTAACAAGTAATTCATATATTCTTTAACTCTATCTGCTTGTTGTTCTGTTGCAGGAGTTTGTAAACCTACGATCTGTGTTCTTACAGGGCCATCACTAGGTATTAATTCTTTATAAGCTTGTGCTTGAAATTGTGTAACTGATTCTGCAAGTAAAGGGTGAGTAACACCACTTGCACCTTTAAATGGTTTTGTAACTTCTGTGTATTTAGTACCAAGTAAATCTAAGCCTTTGATATAAGCATCTTCCCATTCTTTTCTAGATAACTTATCTTTTTTATATTCATCAATTAAATCAGTAGCCATGGATTTAAGTGTACTATCATCCATTTCCTCTGCTAAATTAGCATTAAAATCTTGCTCGGGAGTTTCTGCAACTTCCTCTTCGCCTTCAACTACTACTTCTGGTGGAAGACCCTCAGGTTGTTCAGTAATTTCCTCTTCTGCTACGATTGTATCGTTGTTCTTTTCTACGGCCATATTTCTATTCTATCTCATTGGTTTAAATAAATCCACTACTAAACCACCAGTAGATTTATATGTTTTAAATGTATCTCTCATCATTGGAGTAACCTTTATAGCAAATGAATCAAAATACAAGCTTGGATCATTATCAGGCATATACTTTAAACCTTCCTTCTCTGTAGCGGAAGCCTCATTATGATATTTAGATGTTACTTCTTTACCTTTTCTTGCATGAGAATCTGGATATTTAAATTTATCTGTTTTAATTCTTTTGTATGGTAATTTTGGATCTGAAAGAGAAACTTTTACTGGCCCTGTGTTTGAATCATAAAACCTACCAACTTTTTTCATTAGGTTTGGCATTACAGCTGAACCTTTACCACCGATACCTTTACCACTCGCATAACCATAAAATCTTTCATTACCCGCCTTATAGCCTTGTCTGAAACTTAGCTTGTCAAAAGGAGCAACGGCTACATAATCAACATTTTCTTTAGCTGCTTTGTTAAGCAAATATTTTAATGCATGGTCACCATAAGAATCTGCTTCAACCATAGGAAAATAATCATACTTTCCTGTATTACCGTAGTCTGAAGCTTGTCCATATGTTTTTTGTATTTTTTGATTTACATCTTTAAGGTCTTTAGCAATAAGTTGTGCTCTTCCTGTTAAACCTTTCTTAATAGCTTCGTCCATTTCTTTTAACATTTTACTTCTATTGTTAACCAATAAACCTAATTCTAAATCTGCTTGAAAAGGATTTACACGTTTCTGTCCTCCTAATTGCTGAACCTTATTTAAAGCTTTTGCAACTGATTGGTTAGCATCTGATTGTATCTCGTGAATTAAAAAAGCTTTCTTACCATCTGGAGTATAACGTGTATCAAACCTTACGTGGTAAATCATATTTTTATTGATACCATCAAAGTGTCCAAATGTTTTAAAAGGAGATGTATTACCAGCTATAGGTTCATCTAACTTCATAACAGTTTCTCTGTAATTGTTTCCACCCTGTAATGTATAACTTGTTTCATTACCATATCTTGTAGCTACAGTTTTATCCTTAAAAGGTTTTGTTATTTTATCAATATCTCCAATTAATTTATTAACTCTTTGTTTTTCGTTTACTAATAAATTTTCAGATTTAGATATATTTTTTAATTTTCTAAGTGCTTCTCTAGCAGCAGAACCTATTTGATCTGAACCACCTCTCATACCTGATAGTGCATACACAGCTCCATCTAATTCATCTTTAATCGCAGCTAAGCCTTTTAGGTCTGCAATACTTTGTAGTTTTTTTGCTTCATCAAGTAATTGAGGTTGTACTTTTTCTAAAGCTTCTGTAGCACCTTTAGGTAAACCTAATTCAACAGGTCTTAATCTATTTACTGGATTTAATTTTAACATTGCACCTACTTCGTTTGCATCTAACTTTATGCCAAATTTTTTAGCTGCGAATAATAAGCCTCCAGTTAAATCACCTGCTTCATTAAAAATTGCTAAGTTAGAATCGAATAATTCTTCTTTACTGATTGATACTTCTTTTCCTTGAAATGGGCCAGAGTCATACTTAAATCTTTTTTCATCTCTAATTTTTTTAGAAGCTGGTCTACCAAATATTTTAAAGTTTGCTGTTCTCGTTGTTGTTAAATGATCTATCCACTCATCTGCACCAAACTTACCTCTACCTTTTTTCATAACCCAATCGTAAGTTGATGAACCAAACGCAGGAGCTGACTTTTCTCCCATGTATAAGTTTTTAGTTTTATTTAGTGGTTGAGTAACTGTAGGTAAGTTAATTTCTTTCTTCGCTAACTCTTGCCCAGTTTGTGTTGCTGATTGCTTATCGTAAGTAATAAGCTTTTGCTGTTGTCCTGTGGCCGGTGAGCTTGATACTTTCTTACTTGGTAATAATCGTTTGCCAAGTCCGACTAGAAGAGTCTTCAGGGACATCGGAAACCCCCTATGATAATTTTGTAGGTTTACTTCTACCTAGTTTACAACCTCTTGCTTTAACCATTTGTCCTGTTCTCATACCTAGGATCTTTTTAATAGCAGACGCTTTAGCTGCAGTTATTCCAATTCCACCAGGAATCATTTTCTTATCTTTCTTTGCAGCTTTACCTAACATCAACATACCTAGTGCTGCTTTTCTTGGTTTAACAAGATTGTTTAATTTTCTGTATTTTGGTCGTTCGTTTGTACCAGGCATTCTTTTAGGTGTTGGTTTATCGTTTGGATCTAAAGGTAATCTTTCATATTTTGGTTTTGGCATTCGATTAACTCTATCTTCAAATCTTTTCTTTTGATTTCTTCTTTGTTCTTTTTTAGATTTAACTAGCTCAGCTACTTTCTTACCTGCTTCTTGTGCAGCTCCAACAGGAGTAGCTTTTGAAATTGTTTTTGCCATTTCTCCAACATAGCCAAGTAAAGAACCTGCTTTGTCTTTTATAATTTTTTTATGTTCTTTAGCCTTAGATACTCCGCCACCAATATCATAACCCATAGGTCTTTGCATCATTCCGCCACCCATTTTTTTGGAAAGTAATCTATCT